CGTCCCTAGAGTTCCAGTAGTAGCGTTAATATACTTAACATAATTAGCGATACTTTTATTTGAGGGAATTGCGTACTTCTCGTACTTAAGCCACCATTTAACGAACTCTTCGAATAATGGATGATTCCTGCAGTTTTCCAAAATGCTAAGACTGCGAATAGCAAAATAAGATTTGCCGTCCAAATCGAAAGACTCAAAGTCCGAAAACCTTTCTGGGTATACTAATCTTCCTAAGGCTCTGAAAGTAGGGTATACACCTCTGATTTCACCATCTACCATATAATCTGGATGATAAAGGTTTTGAAGGTAAAGATAGTAACCACTTGCTATCATGGTTTTGTCTTCATTCAGTTCCATTCCACAATCAGCATAACGTTGGAATAATAACTCTGGATTATTAGTAGCAGCAGCGAAATCGTCGCCTAGTACTTGTAGTAATTCCATAGGAATTCCACTGACTTTTCTGTTACCCACACTCCCAACTAAATTAGTGAATTGTGAACCTGAAGGTATTCCATGACTACCTGTATAAACACCATCTGGTAGCACCATGGGTTTATTTCCGAAACGGTAACGTATAACTTCGAAATTATCATGAAATTCTGAATTAATTAAATATTTCATTTCATCAAAACATTTGTCCTGTAGTGGGATTCCAAATGAAGCGTCGAAATTAGAAATATCGCCTGAAACTGTTGTTAAACCTAATCTATCCGCATCATAGATTAACTTAGTCATTGCTGTGTCCACCTCACTAGGTCCTCTCATGCCGGCGTAACATGGTAGTTTCCTATAATAATCAAATAGTGGTTGAAAATAAGTATATTCAATTATGATGTCGGATTTAGGAAAACCATTTACAATACGAGTTTTACCTAATTCTTGAGTACGAACAAAAGGTACAGTCGGATAATCCTTGTCATAATCACTATATAGATCATTCTTTAACTCATTTAGAATTTTACTTGTTCTCATCAGATATGGTAGGCCTGAGTTAGTATTCTTCTTAATCCCCTCAAAAGCACGCTCGATACCAGTTGGTCTAAGTATACCTTTATGCCTAGAAAATGGAGGTATACTCGAAATGTGCTCACAAGGGTGATCTGAGTTATTATATGTCTCAAGAAATTGATCTCTAACCTCTGAATAAGGTTTGGCAATGGATCTAGGACCATATTTCTCAGCCTGATTCATCTCAATCTCTTGTAAAATACTATTCATGCGATTAGAATTCTTGTCAAAGATCCTTTTCCATGACTCGAACAATTCATCAGGTCCTACCCTTTTACCAACAGGTGTGATTAATACCGTTGAATCGCCTGATTCTAAACGTGACAGGATTATGGAAAGCCGAATCTCTTGGTCATTAGATAATTCTTCTGAAAGTGCGTAAAAAGATCGTGTTTGCATTTCTCCTTTTGGCATGATAGTTAAACTTTACTCTATTCTTCCTCTTCTACTTCTTTGACCTTAGACTTAGCTTTAGATTTACTCTTAGAATACTTAGATTTAGAGTTCTTCTTAGCTGAGTTCTTGCTCCAATTAGATGAGGCTGGAGCGTCTTTAAGATCTTGAGTGTAAAGATCAAGCCATTTAAAACAAGCTTGGCGAATAACGTCCCTACTTTGTAGCTTGATAAGTGCACATCCATTCTTCTGATGTGAATGGTAAGTAGTGCTAGAATGAGTCGTGCTGTACGTATTCTTAGCAAGAGCTTGATATCTAGCAAGAGTAGATACGTCTACAAATCCCTCTGCACCTGCTGAACCACCGTCATAAATAAGACAAGAAGTGAAACAAGGAACAGATTGACCACTATGGTTTAAATAGAATTTGTTAACCGCACTAGTATGTTGTGAATTAGGAGTAATGAATTTAGCAGAGAAGAAGCCTGGACCGAACTTCAATGCACTGTTTTCCGTAAAGCAAATAGCCTGCATCGCCTGAGACCAACCTTTTGGAGCATCAGTTTGCGAGTTCCAAGTAATTGCATTTTCTGGATTAGTTTCCAGATTAGGTAGTTTCACCCATTGATAACCACTAGTTGAATGCTTACTAGTAGTATCATAGTATCCATTACACCACACGTTACTGTAATCCATGTCGATTTCCGGTGTAGATGTATACTCGAAGAGTTCCATATTAGTCCAATCAGGAAAAGCAGCACCTAATACATCCATGAGATCACGAATCTCGTTGAGGTTCTGAGTAGCAGAAGTTATTGAACCATATTCTTGACCTTCTACAGTTATAGTTTTCATTTGTGTGAAAACGTGACCTGTAGCGTCTTTGAATGTCCAGGGCATGAATTTCATCATTGGTGATCCTGGCACGTGAGATTGTTTAAAATTTCCCATAATGTA